CTAAAAAACCAGAAACAGATGCCGTTCCAGAGCAAAGCACAGATGAGGTTCCTGTACGCGACGAATCCGAAACTAGCAAAGAAGTACTCGAAGAAAACGTCGAAGCAGCAAATGAAAAACCTACCGGAGAAGAAGTCTCCGACACAGTTCAAGATGAAACGCCAGTTCTTGAAGAAGTAACTGAAGAAGAAGTTGAAGAACAAGTAGAAGAATTAGCCGAAGAAGTTGAAGAAGCTATAACTGAAGCTCAAGAAACTGGTAAAGCAATACCTGAAAATTTACAAAAAGTTGTAGATTTTATGGAAGAAACTGGTGGTACGCTAGAAGATTACGTACGTCTTAATCAAGATTATTCTAGCTACGATGATATGACAGTATTAAGAGAGTATTATAAACAAACTAAAAAACATCTTACAGATGATGAAATAACTTTCTTAATTGAAGATTCTTTTTCATATGATGAAGAAGAAGACGAAGCAAGAGATATAAAAAGAAAAAAATTAGCGTTAAAAGAGCAAGTTGCCAACGCTAAAAGCCATCTGGACGGGCAAAAGTCCAAGTACTATGAAGAAGTTAAAGCTGGTTCTAGGTTAACTACCGAACAACAAAAAGCTATAAATTTCTTTAATAGATACAACAAAGAGTCGGAAGAAACTCAAAAAATAGCGGACAAACAAACTAATACTTTTAAATTAAAAACACAACAAGTTTTTAACGATAAATTCAAAGGTTTTGAATATAACGTCGGAGATAAAAAATATAGGTTTAACGTGAAGAACGCTGCAGAGGTAAGTGAAACACAAAGCGACATTAATAATTTTGTCAAGAAGTTCTTGAATAAAGAAAATGAAATGTCAGACGCCAAAGGTTATCATAAATCTTTGTATACAGCTATGAATCCCGACGCTATTGCTAAGCACTTTTACGATCAAGGTAAAGCTGATGCTTTAAAAGAAAGTATTGCTAAGGCTAAAAACGTAAGTATGGATCCAAGGCAAGAATTTTCTAATGAAAATACTAGCGGTCCTAAAGTAAGGGTACTTAACGATGACACTTCTCCAACTTTTAAGTTTAAAATTAAAAATAAATAAATAACAAATTTAAAATTACAAAATTATGGCAATTTCAAATCCTGGAGGTTTATTGAATAGTACGCCGTCTTCGATACAGCAAACACTATCAACAAACTATTTAGATTTTACTGGGACTACGGACAATACGTGGGCTCAACAATACCTGCCAGACTTGATGGAAAAAGAAGCTGAGGTTTTTGGACCTCGTACAATTTCTGGTTTCCTATCACAAGTTGGTGCAGAAGAGGCTATGACATCTGATCAAGTTGTCTGGTCTGAGCAAGGAAGATTACATTTATCTTACACTGCTACAATGACTGATAATAACGGTAACATTAATGGATCACTTAATGGTGGTAAAATTACTATTACTGACCACATAGATACTAACGCTTCTTATACTTCAGGTTCTCATGGTATTAGAGTTAACGATACTGTTATCGTTTCTAACCCAGAGTCTGTTATAAAGGCTTTAGTAACTGAAGTTAGTGGTAACGTTGTAGAACTTGCACCTTACGGTGTAGCTGATTGTTCTGCAATTACAGATGCAAAAACTGACTTAGTTGTATTAGTTTATGGTTCTGAGTTTGCAAAAGGTAAAAAATACCTTTCTGCAGCAGCTGCTGAAGCTGATTCAAGAGGTGCTAACGAGCCTTCTTTCAATACTTTTACTAATAAACCAATTATTATGAAAGATTACTACGAGGTATCAGGTTCTGATGCTTCTAGAATTGGTTGGGTTGAAGTATCTGCTGAAAACGGACAATCAGGTTTCTTATGGTACTTAAAAGCTGAGGCTGACACAAGAGCTAGATTTACTGACTACATTGAAATGGCAATGTTAGAAGGTGAGCTTGGTGTTCATGGTACTGATGCTGTAGATAATTTCTTAGGAACAGCTGGTGATTCAACTGGTACTCAAGGTTTATTTGCTGCTATCGAATCAAGAGGTAATATAACTACTGGTGTAACTGGTGTTAGCGCTGCTACTGATTTAGCTGAGTTTGATGCAATACTTGCTGAGTTTGATAAGCAAGGTGCTATTGAAGAGTATATGATGTTTGTTAACAGATCTACTAGCTTAGCTATGGATGATATGTTAGCT